CATGGGAGCCGACGTACAACATCAACTACGGCATCGCGCAAGCCTGGCTCGTCAAGGCTGCACGAACTGCCAACAGGTACCTCTTCATGACCGGTGGCAAGATGCTGTCTCGACAGCAGTACTTCGACCACTGCATGGAGATGCACAGGAAGTTCCTTAGCAGGGGTCCGATCATGGCGATTCGCTTCACTCCGGAGTCGGACCTACTCCCCTACTCAGTGGAAAACAACTGGAATGCCGGTATCTGACAATGAACTCCAGTTGCTCCAGGCTGACCTTGAGACCTGGTTCACAGATACGTGTGACATCTTCAGGGTCACTGGTGCTGACGACGTCTACGGAGGGCACACCCGTGGTCACGGACTTACCGCTACATACTCGGATGTGCCCTGCATGGTCGAATCAGGTGCTGCGCAAGATCAAGAACGTCTCCTTGTAGGGGCCGTTGTCGAGGTCCAGATCTTCACTGTCAGCCTTCCGGCGGACACAGACATACGCGTAGGAGATCACCTCGTCGTCACGGCGACTGACGAGACGGACGAAAGCATGCACCTGCACGCCCATGCTGTCCTTGCTCCAGAGACCATCGAGATCGAGAGGAAGTGCATCGCTGTTGAAACCGAACCTCTCACGGCGGTTCACTGATGGCCAAGACGACTCTCAAAGGTCGAGGTGGCATGGGTATCATCGTCGTTTGGAACCGCATTCCCCAACTCATCGCAGCGGTTGAAGTCAACAGCCGCATGGCGGTGAAGAAGTACGCGGATAAGGTTGTGTCGGATGCAAAGGCCCGAGCACCTGTCCGTACTGGGTACCTTCGTTCGTCCATCCATGCTGTCTCTCTTGAGGCTGGCAAAAGCGCCGAGGTGCAGGTAGACGCACCCTACGGCGCCTACGTCGAGTACGGCACCTACAAGATGGCAGCGCAACCATACCTAGGTCCTGCAGTAGCAGCGAATGAGAAGGCTTTCTTCGATGCCTGTGGGCGAGGTGCAGTGAAGTTCTGATGCAAGAAGATCTCCACACGGCAGAATGGATTGTGTCCAAGATCGAAGGGGACACAGGTGCGGGTGGTCTCATGGAGACAGGTGACCCGATGATCTCGGGCGCATACTTCGGAGTCATCCCACCCGATGTTGGCCCACCTGCCGTACGCTTCCACGTGCAGAACAAGCAAGACGTGCGTGGCGTCGGGGATCCGCGGGAGCGAATCATGGTGCAACTAGAGTGGTTGATCGCTGCCGTGACGAAGGGCCGAGGTCTTGCTGCACTCGTGCCTATCGCAGATCGGCTTGACACCGTCCTCCACGACTCTAATGGAGAGACGTCCACCATCAGAGTAATGGCATGCGTTCGTGTGGAGTCCTTCACCCTGGCAGAAGAAGAAGATACCGCAGAAGGGTATCGACACGCCGGGGGACTCTACCGTACAATTGTCCAGAGCAAGTAGGAGGGATTGAATGCCTGAACGATCAGCTATCACCCAGGGCGTTCAGCTTGGTGTCGAGTCAACACCGGGCACGAACGTCGCGGCGAACAAGAAGCTCAACTCCGTCGGGTTCATCCCAGGGGTTGCAGTGGACATGCAGAGGTTCCGCGCCTTCGGAAACAAGTTCGCCACAATCGAAACGCCGGGCAAGGAGTTCACCGAGTTCGACCTCGAAGGCGTCGGTGACTACTCCGAGCTCATCTACCTGTTCGCAAGCGCCATCGTTTCACCTTCGGCGCCGACTGTGTCCGATACGACTGCGCAGACGTGGACCTTCACGCCTGCGACTGCCGCGGAGGACACTGTCAAGACGTACACCATCGAGTCCGGCGGCACTGTCCGTGCCATGAAGTTCAACTACGGACTCATCAATGCGGTGGAGCTCACACTCAACCGCGATGGTGTCCAGATCAGCGGTGGTGGGTTCGGTCAGAGGCTGTCAGACGGCATCACCATGACCGCCGGCCCGACCTCCCTTGCTCAGGTTCCGATCCTTCCCACGGACATCGATGTCTGGCTCGACACGACGTCTGGTGGGCTCGGAACGACCAAGCTCACTCGTGTGACGGAAGTCACTGTGACGCTTGGAGACAGGTACGCTCCTGTCTGGGTCCTCAACTCGGCCAACAACTCCTTCGTTGCGCACGTGGAGACTGAACCGACTGCGCAGATCGCCTTGACGCTCGAGGCTGACTCTGCCGGCATGGCCTGGTTGACGGACATGCGGGCAGGTTCCACGAAGTTCCTCCGCGTGAAGGGGACCTCGCCTACCCTCGCTGGTGCGGCGACTGTCTTCTACTCGTGGACGTGGGACGCCGCGGTCAAGGTCGCAGAGGTTGGCGACTTCGATGAGGAGGATGGCCTCTACGTTGTGGACATCACCTACGACATGGTCCACGACGGTACCTGGGGCAAGGCCTTCACCACCAGCGTCGTCAACAAGATCGCCACTCTGTAGGAAGGAGGAACATGGCGGACAGCAAGAAGTCACCCGAGGAGGAATGGGCTGCGACAGGCCCGGTGGTTGACCCTTCCTACAATCCGCGTGAGGACCCAGGTCCAGAGCGGATCGAGGACAAGGCGAAGCCGACGAGCCCCTACGTCGAGAACTACAAGCCCATCAAGTCCTCGGACAAGGACGTTCCTCTGGAGGATTCTGTCAAGGACGACACCACGGTGCTTGCTACCGAAGGTGTGCCCGAGGCAGCACTGTCTCCGGAGGAGTAACACCCAACAAGGAGAGAATGTGCCACTTCGTGTCTCACAGCTCAAAGGCAAGACACGAGAACTCGCTGTCAAGATCCCGGATGAGGATGAGCCAGTTGTCATCCAGTACGTCCCGGGTGAGTTGACTCTCGAGGTCTCGGACAAGATCAAGGAAGCAGTCGAGACGGGTTTCGAGGGCGATGTTGCAGGCATCGTCCTCGAACCTGTTATCAAAGGGTGGGATCTGATCCAGGAGGACGGGTCCCCGCTTCCATGTAACACGGAGCAACTGAAGAAGATTCCTCTGCACGTCCTCGCTGTCTTCATGACTGCGATTCAGCAAGACATGATGCCGGACCCCGAGAAGTCCGTGATCTCAGAAAGTACCTCGCCTTCGACGGGCGAGCGGGACGGATCACGGACTGGTTCCTTGTTCAACGAGCAGCCGATAGACTTGGCTGCAAGCCGTGGGAACTCCTAGAGCAGCCCGTCTACTGGTACAACCACACGCTCGCCATTCTCTCCGCTGAAGGCCACGCGGAGCAGAAGAAAGAGAAAGGCCTGAAGAAGTACCTCCGAAGGAAGTAGATGCCACTTACTGTTGCGCAGCTAGTAGCACGTCTCACGGCAGACACCTCTGGGTTCTACCGCGGGATGGCAATTGCCAACGCTTCTATGCTGCGCACAGGTGGTCTCGTCACGCGCGCTGCTGCAGGTATCGGTCTCGCCGTGACCGGCATCGGCATCGTGTCGCTTCGCGCCGCAGGTAACTTCGAGCAGTCCATGAACATCCTGCAGGCTGTTTCTGAGGCGACAGGCACTCAGATGAACGCCTTGCAGAAGGAAGCGATTGCTCTCGGCGCAGATCTCAAACTGCCGAACGTGTCCGCGAAGGACGCAGCAGACGCCATGCAGGAACTCGCTAAGGGTGGCCTGTCAGTCAACCAGATCCTTGGTGCGACCCGCGGGACGTTGCAGCTCGGTCTTGCTGCGAACATGGGCTACGCGGACTCGGCGACTATCGTCGCACGTGCGCTGTCGTCCTTCAACCTGTCGGGTAGGGAAGCGACGACAGTTGCTGACCTGTTCACTGCTGCAGCAAACAAGTCCACAGCAGACATGACTGACGTTGCACTCGGTTTCCAGATGGCGTCTGCACAGTTCGCCGGGACAGGGCACACGATTGACGAACTGACGACCTCACTCGGCCTGATGGCGAACGCAGGTGTCGTTGGATCTGACGCAGGCACCTCTCTCAAGACGATGATAAACCGTCTGACTGCTCCGACACAGAAGGCGTCTGACCTGATGAAGGAGCTCGGTATCCAGGTCTACGACTCCTCCGGGAACATGAAAAGTATGCCGGATATCATCGCTACCCTCAACAAGTCGATGGACGGCATGTCTCAGAAGCAGCGGAATGCTGCCCTCTACACCATCTTCGGGTCTGATGCCATCCGTGCGGCACGCATCCAGATGAAGGCAGGTGAGAAGGGCTGGCTCAAGTTCCACGACGCTATCACCAAGGGCGGTGAAGCACAGAAGTTTGCTGAGTCACGCACCAAGGGGTTCAACGGCGCGCTACAGGCCTTCGGGTCCGCTGCCGAGACCCTCGCTATCCAGTTGGGCACTGCCCTCTTGCCTGCGGCGACTTCACTCGTGCGCACCTTCACGCGTCTCCTTATGGCCATCGACCCGAACAGGATCATCGCTTTCTTCTCCGCTATCGCAAGTGGTGTCAGTGCTGTCTTCAAGTTCGTTGACGGGTCTGTGCTGCTCAAGACAGCGATCATCGCGCTCGGCACAACTCTCATTGCCTACAAGGGCATTATGATGGGTGCAGCAGCTGCAATGAGGATTGCCTCTGGCGCCATGGCCCTCCTGAACGCTGTAACTGCCATAAACCCGTTTGTCCTCATCGCGGCAGCGATCATCGGGTTGGGTCTCGCTCTCATCTACGCTTACAAGCATTCGGAGACGTTCCGGAAGATTGTTGACGGAGTGTTCTCTTGGTTGCGGGACACGGTCATGACTGTCGTCAATTTCATCCGCGACCACTGGATGCTGCTCCTCGGCATCTTCCTCGGGCCGTTCCCACTCATCATCGCTACCATCATCAAGAACTGGACCAAGATCAAGAATGTCACCATGAGCATCTTCTCCGCCATTATCGGGTTCTTCCGCAAGTGGTGGCCGCTCCTACTCGTGATCTTCACCGGAGGTGTTGCTCTCCTTCCCCTCTTGATTGCAAAGCACTTCGGCACGATCAAGAGGATTGCCACGGCGATCTTCGGTTTCATCTACAACTTCATCAAGGGTCGAGTGATGGCGATTGTGGGCACGATCAAGGCTGTATTCGGCCCACTCGCGGGCATCGTCTCTGCAATCTGGGGCAAGGTACGTGACAAGATCGTGGAACCGATGGCGAGGGCAGTAGTTGCGGTCGGTGAGAAGCTCGCTGCCATCCTCTCCAAGATCAAGGGGTACGCCAGTGACTTCTTTGCTGCCGCTGTCTCGCTTGGTCAGAGCATTATCATGGGTGTAGTCTCAGGCATCAAGTCTCTCGCTGGCGCTATTGGTGATGCCCTCTTGGACATCGCTAAGTCTGCCCTCGATGCAGCACTCGACTTCATCAAGCCAGGATCACCTTCTAAGCTGTTTAGGGACAAAGTAGGTGTGCCCATCGCGCAAGGCATCGCGGAAGGAATCAGAAAGGCCGCAGCAGACATCCCACGCGCCCTCACTACGACGTTGAGCATGGCAGTTGATGGGATTGCCCAGGGCCCTGTGTCTCCTCCCGCGAGCATTGGAGCGCTTGCGTCGGGTGGAGCCGGGACAACC